ATCATATTGAAGCCTTCAAAGTCATTGAAGGCTTCAATATGATTGTCCTCGATGTCGATGGTGGCGTGTCCCGGCAAATGGTCCACGAGATGCTCCGGGACTTTGTCTTCATGACGCATACGACAAAGCGGAATGGTGAAGATGGGAAAGAACGTTTCCGTATCATCATGCCGCTGAAGTATGAGCTCTTCCTTAATAAGGACGACTATCGTCAGTTCATGAACAATATTATGTCCTGGCTGCCATTCGAATCCGATGAAGGAGCCAATCAGCGTGAACGGAAGTGGATGACAAATCCCAATGCCGTGCATCACTACAATCTGAGTGGCGAGCTCCTGGATCCTGTTCGGTTCATTCCGAAAACCTCCAAGAATGAAAGCCACCTGAAACAGATGACCGAGCTGAAAGACCTCGGTGCACTGGAACGATGGTTTGCTGAGCGGATGGAGCCGGGCAATCGCAATAATCAGATGATCAAATATGCATTGGCTCTTCTTGATGCGGGAGAGGAGTACCCCTCTATCGAAGCTCGGGTCATGCATTTCAATGATCAGCTGTCGTCGCCACTTTCCGAAGCTGAACTTCTGTCGACAGTCCTTCGTACAGTCGGCCGGAAATCCGCTAAACTAGAACCATAGAAAGAAAAATCATGGCAGGACAATTGATCCTCATCAGCGGTGAATCCGCCACTGGCAAGTCGACCTCTTTGAGGAAAATTCCGCACCAGGAACGTTGGGCGTATATGAACACGGAATCGGGAAAGCCGCTTCCGTTCAAGAACAACTTCCAGTCTGGGATTATCACAGATCCTTACGAGGTCTCGGCCTCTCTGGACCATATTGCGGAAAGCCCGCAGTTCGACGGTGCCATTATCGACTCTCTGACTTTCCTTATGGATATGTACGAGAGCCTTTACGTGATCGGTGCCAAGGATGGCCGAGCGGCTTGGCAGAACTTCGCTCAGTTCTACAAGAATCTGATGCAACAGAATGTTGCCAAAGCGCTCAAGGCCGGCAAACATGTGATCTTCTTGGCTCATACCAAGACTGAACAGGATGCTTCGCTGAACGACAAGACTTTCGTTCCGATTAAAGGCTCTCTGGCGAACCAAGGGGTCGAGGCATACTTCTCTGTGGTCGTTTCAACGAAGCGGGTGCAACTCGAAAAGTTGAAGGATCAGGATCCGGCACTTTGCCACATCACCGAAGATGATGAGCTGGTCGGATACAAACACGTCTTCCAGACTCGTCTCACAAAAGAGACTGTCGGGGAGCGTATTCGGGGTCCAATCGGTCTTTTCGAAAAGAACCAGGTCTATATGGACAACGACGTCGCGCTACTCATCGAGCATATGAACAAGCATTTTGCCGCTTGATGGACTGCGCTTTTCTGGTGGCCTGAGGTCACGAATAACCCTGAAAGGAAATGGGAACCAACATGTTTGAGAATATCGAAAAGGATCTTGAAGGCGTCGAAGAACAGCAGGATCGTCTTGGTGGTGGCAGCTTCACTGTCAACTCGGGTATTTACCCGGCGAAAGTGAAGCTCGCATACGTCACAGACGCTGCTGAATCGAAGGCCAAGGCCATGAATCTGGTCCTCGAGATCGACGGCAAAGAGATCCGTGAGCGGATCTGGATGACGAACCGTGAAGGCAAACCGACTTATCAGAAGGAAGGCAAGACCTTCATGCTGCCCGGCTTCGAGACCATCAACGATCTCTGCTACGTGACGACGGGTCACCCGTTCTCTGAACAAAAGATCGAGGAAAAGGTCATCAAGGTTTATGACTTCAACGCAAAAGCCGAAGTCGAGAAAGCCCTGCCGGTCGTCACCACGATCCTCGGCCTCAATTTGCTCGCCGCAGTCCTTTTGGTTCGTGAGAACAAAACTGAGAAGGGTTCCGACGGTAAGTACGAGAAGATCGCCGAAACCCGGGACTTCAACGAGTTCGACAAATTCTTCCACACGGAAACCCGGAAGACGGTCGTCGAACTGAAACGCGGCGGCGATATGAAGGAGGAAGATATGTTCATCAACCTCTGGTCCGCCAAGAACACCGGCGAGCTCCGCGATCGTTCCGAGAACGTTGCCGGTGCCGCACCGGTCAAAGGTTCTGCCGGCTCTGCCGGCGGTGGCTCTTCCGGTACCAAATCGCTGTTTGCCAACTAAGGCGACATCGGCCAGGCTGTCAGGCCTTCAGAGAATGGAGGCCTGACGTGCCACCCCCACACTTCATTTTGAGTTTGCCGCTCTATGTAGGAGGAAAGACGAAAACTCTTTCTTCCGGCAAACAATCGAAGCCAACCAAAAGGCATTGGCTGACAATGAACGAATATCGGAATTGGCACTATCAAACTGCCGATACTACGAAAAAGTTGTTCAAAGAAGCCGTCACCCCTCAGATCCTGGCTCTTCCTGATCTGACCGCTTTGTGGGGACAGATCCATCTGCATTACACGCTGTACCCGCCGACACGTCAAAGGCGGGATCTGATGAATGCAGTGAGCGTGATCGACAAATATTTCTCGGATGCGCTTGTCGAACTCGGCAAGCTGGCTGACGATGATTTAGAGAATATCCGCTCATTGTCGTGTATTGCCGAAAACGTTGACAAGGCAAATCCGAGGATGGAAGTTGTAATAACTCAACATTAATCCATAATCCAAGGAAATCCGATGCCCGACATCAATACCTACTCTCCCCGCAAGGTCACCGATCAGAACGTTGACCTGCTCCCTTCCACTCATGATCCCAAGAAGAGGACGACTTACGTGCAGATCTCCATGTCAGAACCCGAGATCAAGGAGGCTATCCGTAACTGGGTCCGAGCCCAGATCCCTGTCGATGCAGGCGACGAGCTTCCTGTCAAAATCATCGCAGGCCGCGGTGAGAACGGCCACAGCGCTGAAGTTATCGTGACGGCCGGCACATTCACCGTGACGTCTCCTGAGCGTCCTACGGCGCCTATGGCGACGTTTGAGGCGGCTGCCGAAGAAGCGGCACGCCGGAACGCTGAGCACGACGACAGCGATGATGACACCGAAGTCGATGAAGATTCTGGCGACATGACACTGCCGGAAGCTCTGCAGAGCCAGGAAACGGCCCAGGAAGCCGCTGGAGAGCCTGAACAGCCGGAAACACCTGCTGAACCAGAAACCGTCGCGGAGACCGTCCAGGAGACGCCTGCTGCGCCGGCAGAACCTCCGAAGAAGAGCTCGCTCTTCGACAAACCCAAACCTTCTCCGACGGCGGCTGCCGCCGATGCGGCTAACGCCGCGGCGGCACCGCCTCAGACCGAACACTCGAAACCTGCTGAAGAGCCGGCCAGGAAGACTTCTGAAGAAGAGCCTCCGAAGCCCAAGGCAAAAAGCATTTTCGATCGCTAAGTTTCCGGGGAGCAGAGGTAATAAGGCTCATGGTGATTGACCTATACCAGAGCCAAGGTCTAGGCCCAGTCTCCCCGGAATCCAGATGGAGTGACAGCGTGATCAGCGTACCGACCATGCAAACGGGTGAATCTGATTGGCTTAGGATGCGATCGCTTGGGCCTCGACATCAAGCGTAGACGCCGACCGGCATAAAAAGGTGACAGCTCGGAGAGACGGCAACTCAGGGCAGCCGGAGGGTTCCGGGGAAGCGCTACGCGGGTTCGAGTCCCGTGCTGTCCACCAAGAATTCAAAAGATCCCGAGCGAGAGTGGGATGCTCCTGAACCACAGGGAAAGCAACGCCTGAGGTGCGGCTGATTACGCATCAAGATGGATACTCGCAAAGTGGTGACCCGAGAGGGAATGGCCGTTAGACTCTTACGTGCCAACCTTGGGAAAGAAGCACAGGTAGTGCATCAGAGGGCCTGACCGTTCTCTGAAGGAGGGCCTCCGACGGGGCGATAGGGTTCAATTCCCCCCTTTCCTTCCATATTCAAAATAGAGCACAGGTCCGAATGTTCCCAGGAGGTGTGTTTAGCCTGGGTATCCGTAGGGCCGACAAGGGCGGTCACAGGAGTAATGGTCCGAATTAATGGACAACAATCACATCGCAGCCGCTGATCGTAAGTGAAGCAACCCCGCGTCCAGCAAAAGTCTTTTCAGGCCTGAGCGACCCATGTGATCCAGTTCATTGGTGTTGGGTGGGACAGAGGGTGAAGGCTGATCACAGAGGTGTCCCGGTTCGATCCCGAGTAAGAATCTGTGCTCTATTCTGAATATGAAAGGAAATAAGAATGGAAATGTTCTACGGAACCAAGAAGCTTCTGGCTCGGCCTATGACGCTTGCGGAATATAATACCTACCGCGGCTGGACTTTGCCTTCCAACGAAGATGGTTCGACGAAAGGGTATCTTGTCGAATACCTGGATGGGGGTCCTGCAAATGACTCTCGCCACAAGAACTACATCTCCTGGTCGCCGGCTGCTGTTTTTGAAGCGGCGTATCAGCCGGTGGACGCACTTTCTTTCGGGCATGCAGTTGCTGCACTGAAAGAGGGTCGCAAGGTCGCTCGTTCTGGCTGGAACGGAAAGAACATGTTCCTCTACTATGTCGAGGAAAACAAATATCCGGCTGAACGTAATAGCGGCTCTGCGATCTTCGGGCATTTCCCGAATGATGAAGTTCCCTACCGGGCCTACATTGCCATGCTCACGGCGCAGAACGATGTTGTTCCGTGGTTGGCCAGTCAGTCTGATGTGTTGGCTGATGATTGGTACATCGTCGAGTGATCAACGATATCGTCTCTATTAAAGTCGAAACCAAATACTTCGACTATGGTAGCGGCTTCGGCCGATATATCTCCGGAGAGACTCTGGAGATGAAAGACGGTTCTCGTTGGTTCCATCCGTACACTGGGGGTGCCCCGTTGCGGTTGGTGTCCAAGGTCGGAGCCCAAGCTGACTGAGGAGAGGCGGGTCTTCTTCGGCCCGCCTCAACCCTCCTGAAAGGAAAAACAATGACCGAAGCTTTTACGCCTGGAGAGAATGTCTGCTTCGTCTGTGGATCTCCCACTTTTGTGGTTTTGAAAGATCCAGGCGAAGACAAGGAAGTCATCCTGGTTTGGTTCAACACTCACACTTTCCAGATCGAGAAATTCAAAGCTCCTCGTATCGCCATCATCACGACGAAAGCGTTTAAGGAGCGACAGATCCAACGCGAACTGGAAATTAATTCTCGGCTCTATGAGATCCCGGAAGGCGTATCTCCTGAGCTTACGCTCCTGGTGGCATTCGCCACACCGGAACACCAACAAGAATTCATAGAGAAGATGTTCGACGAAGAAGCCCCAGGTCAGGTGGTGACAAAATTGAACAAACCTTCTTTGAACTGAATCCCTTCTCCCGAAGGGTGAGGATCTGCGAAGCTGGCCTTTTGCCTTTTGAGCCAGTGTGTAGGAGATCCTCTTTTTTGGTCTTCCGGGTCATAACGCAAGCTAACCCTTCGTTGGAAGACTGCCGACAAGCCGGTATTCGAGCACGAGACTATGGATGGTCACCCAGACCTTGGGGTCATTGGGCGCAGAACCAGGTCGATGCGTATATGGCGGCGTACAAAAACACGCCATCTCCAGAAGATTATGAGGATCTAAAAAATGGATGAGCATGTCTTTCTCCCTGAGTGGGCCGAACGAACTTCTCGGCCCGACGAGTATATTCACGGCACACAGCTTTGTACGAAAGACGGTCGTGTGGTCGGCAATGCTGTTGTCATCGAAACCAAACTTAGCGACTGGGACCGTAAGGTTTTGATCCACTATGTCGTTACGGATGCTGGCACAGAGATGCGTCTTACAATCGGTGAGCTTAAAGAACTCTTCCACCCACCGATCTATGTAATGAAACGCACTCATGTGCGGACTTTTGTCAAAAGACGTTCTTAGGTCAGCAGCTGATGCCAGAAATTCAGGTTCCAGCCAGCATCGATCATTCCAGGTCCGATAGAGTAACCCAGCCGGCCGTCTGCCGTAACACCCACAATGTTGTCCGTGATCGGAGAGCCAACAGGCAATCCAATTGCGCCCCAGGTACCCAAGGCAATCAAAGCAGAGGCCGGGTTATTCCGGATCATGTCGAGTGCAATCTTCAATGAACGTAGCTTGAAGTTCATGAACCACCAAAGACCAATGCTCTCACCGTAAGAACGGAAACGGGAATCGTTGAGGTCATAGTTGATGTATTCCTGGTCGATCTTCAGGAGAGCATCTTCATGAGAAATACCACGTTCTTCCGTCAGGAAGTCGTAATAGATCGCTTTTGCGATGAAGTCCGAATACTGGACGCCCTTTGCGAGACCCTGGTAAAGCGCAGTGTCTTTCGCCACAAGGCCATACCGAGCAATCGTCGACAGAGGTCCGGGAAGCTCGCCCGCTTTTTTCTCAATCCAATCCCCAAATCCCTTATTGAA